CAGCCTTTGATAAGGCAAATACAGGAGGAACACCAGGCGGATCAACAGGTCAAATTCAATATAACAATAGCAGTGCTTTTGGTGGTGTTACTAATATTACTGTTCCATCTGGTCAATCTGCGGCTAAAGTTTTACCAAGAGTTTCTGCTGTGTCAACAATTTCAACTGTTGCATTTAACACAGACAATTTTGATTTTTATATTATTACTGCTCAAAGTGCCGCTTTAACATTTAACTCAACAACAGTAACAGGAACTCCAACCAACGGTCAAAAAATTTGGATTTCAGTAACTGGAACAGCTGCTGTAGGGTTGACTTTTTCAACTGGTTTTGAGCCTTCTGGAACCGTTCCTTTGCCAACAACTACACAAGGAACGGTACGACTGGACATTGCTTTTGTTTGGAATGCAGCAACTAGCGCATGGCGTTGTATAGGATCTGCTTAATATGAAAAATTTAATAGCACATTACGTTTTCAAATACAATGGAGTTACTTTTTCTTATTACAAAGGTAACAGAGGTGAAGGATTGCCAAGACATGAGCACACTTTCGCTCATTTAACTTTCGTGACATCTGGTAAAACCTGCATTCGCAAAGAAAATATTTATCGTGAAATGGTCTCACATGACGAACCCTTAAGTCTAAAAGAAAATGAATGGCATGAGATTGAAATTCTTGAAGACAACACTGTGTTTATAAATGTAAGTGGAGGAGATCAAAATGCCTAATAAATATGTTGTTTTTGATGCTGATAAAAAATTTAATAATGTTATTATTTGTGAAGAGGATTGGGTATTACCTGAAGGGTTTTCAAAACAATTAATTGACGATCAACATTATTGGAATTGGGAAAAGCAAGAAATGTTAATAAATAAAAATGCGCCAATTAAAATAGAAAGTATTTAATATGGCTATATTTACAAATGATGTATATTATTATGGTTACAGTCAAACTTTTAAAATTCCTAGCGGTGTTACGGCAGTACAAATTGAATGTTATGCAGGTTCATTTGATAGTAATTTAAGTGCTAATCGTGGAGGATCTTATTCAAAAATACTTAATTTTCCTGTTACTTTTGGATCAGATTTAACTGTTACTATTGGCACTAGTGGCGGAAAAACTTGGGTTAGCAATACTGGAGCAGAACCAACAACTGCTACACAAGGGTGCTTGGCTTATGGAGGCGCTTACTCAATAACAACCCAAAAAACTAATATTGGCGATGTAAAATTTCCAGGAGGTGAAGGTATATCTTATGGGCCATATGAGGAAGCTGTTGGTGGACAAGCCGGACCAAACGGGCCTGGTGGCAATGTTGGCCAGCCTTTTAATTTTACCAATCCTTATGTTGATAGCGTTACTTATACTGGCGGTGGTGCTAATGGTGGTTCTGTTGGTGGTAATGGAGTTTTTCCGTATGGAAGAACAGGTTCTGGTGGCACTAAAGGCGGCGGTAGTGGTGGTTATTGGGATGGGTCAACAAGAGTAGACTCAACTGGAACTATGGATGTTGTTGGTACAGCTAATGTTGTAAATAACCGTCCATGGTATAATTTATCTTACGGTCCTATGGGTGGTGGTACATATTATGCTGAGTGTTTTGGTGGCTGCCTATATTATAAGATAGGCAGCCATCCATCATTTGTTGTTATTACTGTTATTGCTGGAACAAGAAATATTTTTATTGATACAGCTGGGCCAGGAAGCCTTACTTTACCTAGTGATTTTGTTTCACTTGTTTCAGTGGAAGTATTGGGTGCTGGAGGTGCTGGTGCAAGTAGTACAGGAACAACAAGTAGATATGCTGGAGGAGGTGGCGGTGGATGGGCTAAAACTTATGGTAGTTCAATAAATCCAGGACTTGTTGCTGGTTCTACTGTTTATTATAATGTGGGTACTTCACCCGGCAGCGGTATATCCTGGATTAATATGTTTAGTAATGCAATTCCCAATGCTACAACCTACGGTGTCGGCGCAAGTGGCGGCACTGCAGGTTCAGGCTCTGTTGGTGGAAGTGGAGGCACCGGAGCATATGCTTTTGATACGTTTGCCAGCGGCGGCGCTGGCGGCACCGGAAGTCCATTGTCAAGAAACAATGCGGCCGGCGGTGGTGGCGCAGGCAGTCCTTTTGGAGCTGGCGGCGCTGGTGGTAATGCCTATACCGGTTCAACCAACAGAGGCCACGGCGGAGGAGGTTATTCTGGTGCAGGCACTATCTCAGCTAGCGCCGGCGGTTTAAGCGCTGGTGGTGCAGGTGGATCAGTTACATCAGGTGCTGGAGGCGCCGGCGGCACTTCAGGTAATCCTTCTGGTTTTGCTGGTCTGCCTTATTTAAATAATTTTAATTTTGTTACCGGACCTTTTACTAGTGGTGCGGGCGGCGGTGGTGGCGGTTTTAATCAAACTACAGGGCTTTCTAGTACTAGCAATCCTGGAGGTATTTACGATAATGGCATTATTAAAATTGCGGCAGGTGCGGGTGGTGGTTATGGTGGTAGTTTAAGTTCATATTATGGTGCCGGTGGTGGTGGAAATAGTATAGGAAGCGCTGGTGGTCCAGGATGGGTTTTAATTACATATACTGCTGCTTATATTGCACCAACTAATAAAAGCAACCTTCTTGCATTTTTCTAAAATAAAATTATTGCAAATTGAAAAAAACATGGTTTTTCTTCCAACTAATTACATCACATAAATACCTCAATAGAGAGGAAAATAAATGGCCACAATAACATCAAGAACCGCATTTAAGGACTATTGCCTACGTAGACTAGGATTTCCTGTAATTGAAATTAACGTTGATGACGATCAGGTGGAAGACCGTATTGATGACGCATTACAATATTGGCAAGACTATCACTTTGATGGCCTACAAAAAGTTTACTATGTCAAAGCACTATTACAATCTGATGTAAACCAAAGATATTTGGATTTAACAGCAGCAAGAGATTCTTCAAATAATGCAACACAAATTGCTGGTGTTACCAGAATATTCCCGTTGTATGATTCTCAGGCATCAATCAATATGTTTGACCTTAGATATCAACTCCGTTTAAATGAATTGTATGATTTTACATCTGCATCATACATCAACTACACAATGACACAACAACATCTAAGAATGTTGGAACAACAATTTACTGGTGAAGTACCAATCAGATTCCAAAGACATACACAAAGATTGTATATTGATTGGGCTTGGGGTTCATCACAGGCACCAGCAGGCACAGTGGTTGTTGCTGAATGTTATGCAACTATTGACCCAGCCATTTATACACAAGCATGGAATGACCGTTGGTTAAAAGAATATGCTACTGCATTAATCAAGCGTTCATGGGGTAACAACCTTAAAAAGTTTAATGGTATTCAATTGCCAGGTGGTGTCACATTGAATGGTGATAAGATTTACCAAGAAGCCACTGATGAAATTAATGCTCTACATGCTGAGATTGGTGACAAATATGGGGCCCCGCTAGAATTTCTACTCAACTAATATGGCAACCTCCGTCTATTTTAACAACTATAACTCGTTAGCAGAACAACGGGTAGTAGAAGATTTAATTACAGAATCCATAAAGATTATGGGTTTTGATGCGTACTACTGCCCAATTCAAAACGAGGAAGACCGTGACATTCTTTACGGTGAAGATCCGGTTAAGAAATTCAGTTCAGCGTTTCCAGTAGAATTCTATCTATCAAGTTCTATGGAATACGGCGGTGAAAAAGAATTCTTTTCTAAGTTTGGTCTTGAAATTAAAAACAATATCAATGTCATCATTTCTAAACGTTCTTTCTCTCAACGAGTACCACAAGCACTATTCACCAGACCACGTGAAGGTGATTTGATTTATGTGCCGTTTTTAAATGGTACTGGTGAATTGTTTGAGATTAAATTTGTGAATCAGACTAAAGACTTCTTCATTTTAGGTCGTAAAATTCCATATTATTACGAATTGGAAATGGAGAAATTTAAATACTCACAAGAACGCATTGATACTGGTATTGATGAGATTGATGATGTTGCTTCTCAATCTGCATATACAATTGATTTGACTTTGACAGCTGGCTCTGTTAATTATACTCAGAAAGAAATTGTTTATCAGTCTGATGATGGTACTTATGCTAATGCAACCGTTGTAGCTGTTGTTCAAAAATGGAGTAATACATCAAACACATTAAGTGTTACAAATATTACTGGTGAATTTGTAGATAACAAATTAATAATTGGTGTTTCAAGTGATGCAAGACATACTTTAGTTTATTTTGATCCATTAAAAGATAGTGTCAGAAATGAAGTATATGATAATGAACATATCTATGGAGAAGCCAACACAATAATTGACTTCTCTGAAATTAACCCATTTGGACCAATCTAATGTCAACACCATATTACAATAGAACAATCAGAAAACTTGTAGTAGGTTTTGGCAACTTATTTAATGATATTACTTTGGTTCGGTACAATCCAGATTTATCAGAATCAGAAAGATTTGTTGTACCTATTGCTTATGCAACCAAAGAATCTTATGTGATGAGACTTGAAGAAGATTTGACCTTAGATAAAAAAGTTCAAATGACATTACCAAGATTTTCTTTTGAAATGACCGGTCTTTCGTATGATGCATCCAGAAAACAAAATACAAATATCAAAAATTTTGCTTCAACTTCTTCAGGTATAAAATCACAATACAATCCAGTTCCATACAATTTTGATTTTAATTTATACCTTTATGTTCGTAACATAGAAGATGGTACACAGGTATTGGAACACATTATACCTTATTTTACACCAGATTATACCATCAAATTAAATATGGTTCCAGAAATGGGTATCATTAAAGAAATACCAGTAATATTGAATACTTGTACTTCGGATATTACATATGAAGGTAACAGAGAAAAAGATCCAAGAATGATTATTTGGACTTTAAATTTTACTGTCAAAGGTTACATATTTGGAAAATCTACTGACGCCAAACTTATTACACATACCATTACATCAATATACAATAAACTTACCGATGGTGATGTTGTCGAATTTACAATGGATACAAATTCAGGAGTTGGTACATATCAAATTGGTGAATTGGTATATCAAGGATATACACCACAATCTTCAACAGCCACCGCCAAAGTAGTATATTGGACAAATAATAAATTACACTTGGATAATATCAATGGTGATTTTATATCATCTCACCCTATATACGGTGTGAATACCAGAGCAAATTATAAATTTACATCATATAATATTGCTCCAGAAAAATATGCTCAGATTGATGCGTATGCTAATGTTGATGCTGGTGCAACAACAATCAGTGTTGATTCTACAATGACTGTGGATGATACAGATAAGAAATTAACAACATTAAAAGAGTTCCCAAATGTCCAAACAAATAATTAATATTGGTTCAAAAGTTGATGATGGAACAGGTGACACACTAAGAACAGGGTTCACCAAAACAAATAATAATTTTTCAGAACTTTACACCTCTGTAGATTACTTAAATACTTCCGCAAACACTTTGCCATATGCATACATTCAGGCAAATACTGCTACAGTTGTTGGTCAATCCGCTTATCAGCAAGCCAATACTGCTACAACTCAAGCTAATCTGGCATTTAATCAAGCAAATACTGCCACATTGATAGGCCAAGCAGCATATACACAGGCAAATACTGTATCAGTTGCAATTTATAATACCCAGATAGCGATTGATATAGGTGTTGCAGCATTTCATCAAGCCAATGTAGCCACAATTATTGGACAATCAGCATATGCTGCAGCAAATACAGCTCGTACTGTGCCACAAAATTCACAATCATCAAATTATACATTGCAATTGACTGATGCTGGTAAATATATTTACTATACACAATCATCAAATTCAACATTGTATATTCCACCAGCATCTGAAGTATTATTTTCAAATGGTACAATAATCATGATTGTGTCAAAAACATCATCAAATGCACAAATAGTAATAACACCAAACACAGGCGTTTCATTATATCTTGCTGGTAACAATACATCAACAATAAGAAATCTTACAACATATGGTGTAGCTACATTAATGAGAGTGGCGGCAAATACTTGGTTTATTAGTGGTACAGGATTAACATAATATTTAAAACTATGAATACATTTGACCAGAATATGGAAAAAATATTTGATGTGACACCAGTAGAAGAAGAAAAGAAAAAACCTACTGAAATTGTTGCGGTAAAATATAATGAACCTGATATAAAGCAAGACCTGACTGATGCCTACCAGCAGTCAAAAGAAAACTTGCAAGAAATTATTGACCAAGGCAAAGAAGCTATGGAAGAAATACTCAAAGTTGCCAAAGCGGGCCAACATCCACGTGCCTTTGAGGTTTATGGCACACTACTTAAAAACATGGTAGATGCAAACAAAGAACTTTTAGGTATACAAAAACAAATACGTGATATGGATAAGAAAAAAGAAGGCGATACCAAGATTGATAAGGCCATCTTTGTAGGTTCTACTGCCGAGTTAAATAAATTTCTGAGTAATAAGAATGATTGAAGATGTTGATTTAAAATACGGTGAAGCTTACCGTGACAATCCTTTACTTAAAAAAGCAGGTGTCAAGGTAGAATACACAGAAGAACAAGTTGCAGAATACATCAAGTGTTCTAAGGACCCAATCTATTTTGCCAAAAATTATGTAAAAATTGTTAACGTTGATGAAGGCCTAATCAACTTTAAGATGTGGAAGTTCCAAGAGCAGATGTTAAAGCTCTTTGCGAATAATCGTTTTGTTATTACCAAATGTCCTCGTCAAGTTGGTAAAACCACTACAGCTGTCGCATATATGTTATGGGCAACCATCTTTACTGACCAACAAAACTGTGCCGTGCTGGCCAACAAAGGTGCTCTTGCACGAGACATTCTTGCCAAATACCAGCTGGCGTATGAAAACCTACCCATGTGGCTTCAACAGGGTGTGGTTACTTGGAATAAGGGTAATGTAGAACTAGAGAACGGGTCTAAGATTATCGCAGCATCCACCTCTAGTTCCGCCATTCGTGGTGGTTCTTTTAACATTGTATTCTTAGATGAATTTGCTTTCGTTCCGACCAATATTGCGGAAGAATTCTTTAACTCTGTATACCCTGTAATTTCATCTGGTAAAAAGACAAAGATTATTATTGTTTCTACACCTAACGGTATGAATCTATTCTACAAATTGTGGATGGATTCTTTGAACAAGAAAAATAACTATGTCAACTTTGAAATTCACTGGTCTATGGTGCCAGGTCGTGATGAAAAGTGGAAAGAAGAAACAATCCGTAACACATCTCAACGTCAGTTCTCACAGGAGTTTGAAACTGAATTCTTGGGTTCTTCTAATACACTTATTTCTGGTTACAAATTGCAACAGTTAGTCTATAGTGATCCTGTGACTCAACATGATTTATTAAAAATCTATGAACATCCAGTCAAAGAGGGTGTCAATGAAGCCAAATCTGACCATCTATATTGTTTAACAGTTGACGTTTCTGAAGGTAAGAATTTGGATTGTTCTGCAATTTCCGTTATTGATATCTCACAGACACCATATAAACAGGTGGCCACATATAAGAGTTCGTCAATTACACCTATTCTTTTTCCTACAGTCATCTATAATACCGCCAGATATTACAATGATGCTTACATTTTGGTAGAAATAAACAACAATCCACAGGTTGCGGACTCATTGCATACTGATTTTGAATATGAAAACCTATGGAAAATCTTTACAGGCAATAAGAAACCACAACAATTGTCGGCTGGTTTTGCTCGTGGTATTCAAATGGGACTGAAAATGTCACCTCAGGTCAAGGCAATTGGATGTTCAAACCTTAAAACTTTGATTGAAGGAGACAAACTTCTAATTAACGATTTTGATACATATTCCGAATTGACAACTTTTATACAGCAAAAGAACTCTTTCTCAGCTGAAGAAGGTGCCAATGATGACATGGTAATGTCTTTGGTTATTTTTTCTTGGGTAACCACCCAACAATATTTCAAAGAAATTGTCAATCACGACATCCGTAAACAAATTCAATTAGAGAATATGAATCAAATGGACGATGATACTTTACCAGCACCCATCATAGAAGATGGGTTAGAACATGATTTTGAGATGGTAGGTGGTGATATGTGGGAGGTTGCTGATGGTAAGGAAACATATT